ATTCTAAACTTCACGATTGAATCTTCTTTGTATTCTTCTCTTAAATTTTGGAAATATATTTTTAATCTTTCTAAATCTGTTGTTGATAAAGGCGATAAACTTCCTGTTGAGTAAGAACTATCGTCCCAAACTACTTCTAATTTAGGTGGATAAATTGTATGTGTATCACGAGAAAAGTATTTTAGATTTCCTAACCTTGAACTATCACCCTCTTGTCCAGCGTCAAAGTCAAACATAGAAGAACTTGGATGCGCTCCGTGAGAACCACTATCTTCTCTTTTGACGATAAAACCGTTGTTCGGGTATACTGAACTTGAATAGATATGATTGTTAACCAAGTCAGTTACATCTGCTCTAACATCTCTTTTGTCAAATGTTAAGTCGTATGATGTAGAAACTTCATATTGTCCGTCAACACTTGCGGTAAACCAAGCACCTCCGTCTGTCAATACTGAACCTGTTACCCAAGGTGTTTTCGCCTCGTGGTCTCTATATTGATAACTCGCTCCGTCTTGTGTTACTGGGTCGTGGTCAAGTTTTCCTGTTCCTTGTTTCCAACTACCACTAACCATATAAATATGTAATGGTTGTTCTGCTTCAACTTCTTCTGATGTTGCGTCATATAAATTTAAATAATATTTTGCCGTAGAAGGTATTTTTCCGTCTTGTATGGATTTTGATATGTAGGATAAATCAAAGTCAATTAATATTCTTGATACATTTCCTACCGTACCATTATTGTTTACAACTTTATTAATTTCTAATATTTCATCTAAACCTGTATTTCTTGATGCGGTTGTTCCACCTGAATAAAGTGTTGTATCTCTTTTTCCAAATTCAAAATAATGCATTATTTATCTCCCACTACTTTACCCTCAATATCACTATTAGGGAACTTCAATTCAAATATACTTGGGTCTACTGATGTGTAAACTATTCCGTCCTTTGTAGCCGATAACATATCATAAATATTATCACTATAATTATCTCCGTGGACTGTTGAGTTTTTATTTTCGATAAGTATTAATTCTTTATTAGGATTATTAGTTTCTGGTGGAACTAATGATACTACTCCGTCCACTAATGAAATCTGATATGCTAAATCACTTAACACGATTGGTTGTCCTATTTGCCATTTTTCTGTTTGGAAAAACTCTTTTACTTTTTGTATTGATTTAAACAATACATCATTTTTATTGTATCCTCGTTTTACCACAATATTAAATTTTACACCAATGTTTACAACATATCCATCTTTTAGATTTATAGCGTCTGTTAATAATCTGTATTGTGAAAGATATAATTTAATATTTTCTTTGACGGCTCTATTCATTCTGGCTAAATTTTTGTTTGAGTCGTATCCTAACAAATACATATTCAACGCTAATGGATTTAGAACGGTGTTGGCTTGGTCTCTTCTTGTATCAATCGTAACACCATTAATAACTTGTAGTTGTCCATTTGTTTCTAATTGTTCATCTTGAACGATATATGCTTTTGCTACATTACCATACT